TGAGCTGGACGTGATCGTCAACGGCATCAAGGCCATGGCCCTGGACCTCGGCATGGCAGTGATCGTGCTCAGCCAGATGAGCCGCGAGGCGGACAAGCATTACGGCCGGCCGACCATGACCCACTTGCGGGACTCTGGCGCCATCGAGGCCGCGGCCGATCAGATCGGCCTGCTGTTCACTGACTGGGCCCACCCCATGAGCAAGCGTACTGCGCTCTTCCAGGGCTACTCCGAGCTGGAGATCGTGGCGCACCGCAACGGCCCGCAAGGCGTCGTTCCGCTGCACTTCATCGGCCAGTACCAGCAGATCGGCGATTGGATGGGCGACATCCCCAGGCGGCTGGCCGAACCCGAAAAGCCGATGGCGCACCGCGCGCCAAGAAATGTCTGAAGGAGATTCTGATGATTTCCCAACCCACCCACGCGCTGCTCTGGAGCCAGAGCCAATGCGCCCTCCACATCGAGCCCATCGCCGACATGCTCAGCGAGAACCGCAGGGCCTATGCCGACGACAGGCGCATGGACTACGTGCCTATCTACCTCGGCAGCGACGACGATTGCCACCAGGCTTCCGCTGCCGTGCGGAACACGATGGCCACCCGCCAGGCCCGCCGGGCTGCGCTGGACCTGAGCAGCGATGCCCCGCTGGCGTGCCCTGCACAACGTACAGACAGCGAGGCATGCGAGGTATGCCAGTGAGCAGATGCGACACCCTGGAAGGGTTCGTTGAAGAGCGGCAAGCGTCCCACCATTCCGAGGCGAAGCCCAAGCGCAAGTCCGCGTTGCCGCCCGAACTGCGAGACGCCGACGACCTGCTGGTGCGCTATGGCCGCTGGGCTCAGGACCGCTACCAGAAGCGCCGCTGCGCCAGTGCGGAAGGCCAGTACGTACCCCCGCCGAGGCGCGGACAGGACGACGAACCCATGCAGCCCTTCATGCCCGACTGGAACGCCCTCAAGGTCCAGCGCGCGCTGCAGGTAGTGCCCATGCAATACCGCCGTGTCCTCCATGCCTTCTACATCCCCCAGCGCAAACCGCACCACGCCGTGCGCCGGGAGCTGAAGATCAGCTCGGGCACCTGGGAGCTGTCGCGCATTGAAGGCCTGCGGCGATTCTGGTCTGCCTACTTGCGCAGCTTGACACGGTGATGCATAATCGCGCACATATTCCGCGACACTGGTCGTGAGCGCACAAGCGGTTGCCCAACGGCAGCCGTTGGCGTGACCAAAACAAAAGCCCGCAAGATTCCTCCTGCGGGCTTCGTCGTTTCTGCAGTGTGGGGTGGGTAGATCAGCCCCGCTTGCGCCTCAAGGCTGCGATGCCCAGCATTCCCATGAGCGATGCCATGGCCAACAAGGCGTACTCACTGAGCGTAGGGATGCTGGCTGGGGTGGCTGGGACTACCGGTGGAGGAGCGAGCCCGATATTGATGATGATCTCGTCGCCCGAGGGCACGAGCAGCGTCTGCGTACCAACGGTGAGACCGATAGCTGCCAAGGTCGTACCGGCAAAAGTGGTTCTATTTATGATTGGTGACCCGGAGACGTAGCTATCAGGCATGTACAACTCCGTCCCAATTATGTAGAGACCTGGTCCCGACGAGCTTGATCCACCCAACCCTCCAGGGGCTGGCATCGACAAGCCCGGGGTTAGCGCTCCCGGATACCAATCCGACGATGTCTCGGTGCCAATGCAGATTGTGTTTGTATTGATCAGCCCATCGCCAAGAAAGCACGCACCGATTGGGAACCCTCCCGCCATAGAACTCGTATCGACCGAGCCGGAGCCGCTCATCACGACGTCCGCACCAACCTGATCGATGTTGATTGTGTAAATGGCTTGAGCTGCGTTCGCCGCAGCCAGGAATACCAAGCCAGCGCATAGATTGCGCAAGTTCATCCTGCCCCTCCCTGTGAATGGATATGTGTCCAAGTGTATGGTGCGGTTGGATTCATCCGCAGCGACCTTGGGGTTATGCGCCCTGTAGTCCCCTGCCGACTGCCTCAACAGGAAGTCGTCCTCTACTGTTGAGCTACCTGCCAGTCCAAGATGACTGTGTGCTCGGCCTGAGCCAGGCACTGTCATCCATCCACTGAAAGGGAATCAACATGAACACCGATCAAGTCAAGGGCGCCCTGAAGGAAGCTGCGGGCAAGGTGCAGCAGAAGACGGGCGAAGTGATCAACAGCCCGGAGCAGCAAGTCAAGGGTGCTGCAAAGCAAGTTGAGGGCAACGTCCAGAAGAACTACGGCGACGCCAAGGAAGCGCTCAAGGACGCGACCAAGTAAACCGCTTGCGGGCAAGCCCCGCATGAATGAAGCCCCGATGCAGTAATGCGCCGGGGCTTCATTGTTGACGAGCTATGCGATGCGCTGGTAGACGGCCCCAGCACTTGTTGCGGTTGGCAGGCCAACCAAGCCAGATTGTTCGGCCGCGTGTTTGAGTTCCTTGCCAAGCTGGCGGCGGTCACCGTCAGACAGGGCCTCCCACGCCTGCTCCACCAAGAGGGCGCGGAGCGTGAAGCTCGCGCCAACGGGCTGTGCAGCCAAATTTTTCAGGGCAAGCGCCAGCAAATCCTTGCGGCCCATCTGTGCATACATTGCGGCAGCGGGGCCGCCGACATGCGCGCGAAGCGCGGTCACAACCAGTTGTTGAAGAGGGACTTGGTTGGGGCTAAGGCGTCCAGCCGCGTAGACAAGGTCGTCCGGAATTTCGATGGTTAGGAGCATGGTGCCGTCCTCTCACGGTTAGGGCAGTGGTGGAAATGACATGATGATATTGAAAATATCAGCATATGTCAACAATGGAAATAAGAGCGTATCGTTATGCTGGTGTTTGACGCGTCCGGCTCGTGGGGGTGTTCATGGCCTGGAGCAAAGAGAGCAGACAGGCCCGGGGCTACGGTGCCGAGTGGGACAAGCTGCGCGCCCAGATCCTCGACCGAGACGGCCACCTCTGCCAATGCCCTGACTGCCAGGGTGGCAAGGTCCGGGCACTGCCGGCCCACGAGGTGGACCACATCAGGCCCAAGGCTGGTTCAAGTCGGGCAAGGCCAAGGGCAACCCCGACGACCCGGGCAACCTGCGGGCCGTCAACCGGGAATGCCACCAGCGCTTGACCACGCTGCAGAAGGGCTATCGCCCTGCGGTGCGGATTGGGCTGGATGGCTTTCCGATAGAGGAGTGAGCGTGTTCGATGTAGCGTTGGCGCTTGCGCTGATCGTCCCTTTCGCATTGGGGTGGGTGGCTTGTGCACCATCGACAGTGGGCAGACCCCGCCATATCGCCTCCCACCGTGTTTCCCGCCGGCGAGCGCGGTGCTGCCGAAGGGGAGGGGTGGGGAAGAAGTAGAGGCCGATCCTGGCTAGGACCGACCACCAGCCCAAAATTTCACGCCGTCAGGATAGAAAACCTGATTTTCGGAGGACCGTATGCCAGGCCCAGGAAAGAAGCCGGCCGCCCTCAAGGTGATCGCTGGCACCCAGCGCAAAGACCGTGAGCCCGATGGCGCGGTCGATTTGCCAGTTCTCAGCGCAGTTCCGCCTCCACCCGACTGGCTGCCGAATGCGCACGCCATCAAGGAGTGGAACCGGCTGGCGCCGATCCTGGTGGCGAACAAGCTGCTGACCGAAGCGGGGATTTCCGCGCTGGGCCAGCTTTGCGCGCTGCACGGCAAGGTGGTGCAGCTGTACGCGGCGGGTGAGGCGCCAGTGGCGTCCATGGTGGGCCAGTTGCGCAACCTGATCAACGACTTTGGCCTGACGCCCGTGGCCCAGGGCAAGGTGAAACCTACTGGGGAGGGGCCTGCAAAAAATGCCTTCTCCAACAACGGAAAGCGAGGGCGCGCAGCCGCGTGACTTCGTAGCCATTGCCAAGGCCTACGCCAAGAAGGCCCTGGCGAAGAATAACCGCAAGCGCTTCGGCATCTGGATTCGTATGGCTGCCGAGCGATTCCTGAAGGACCTGGAGCGCGCCAAGAAGAAAGGGGCGCCGTTCTACTTCGATGAGTGGCACGCCTGCGACGTGTGCGACTTCGCGGAGAAGCTGCCCCACGTAGAGGGCACCTGGGATACGCCGACCATCGTTCTGCACGAGTCGCATGTCTTCTTTCTGGTGCAGCTCTTCGGCTTTCGCAAACCGGACGGCACGCGACGCTTCAGCAAGGCCCTGTTCGCGGTGGCCCGCAAGAATGCGAAGAGCACCCTGGCCGCCATCATCGGCCTGTATTGCCAGAACTGCGAAGACGAGAACGGGCCCCAGATCATCACGGGTGCCACCACCGGCCAGCAAGCGCGGATCGTGTTCAACGTGGCGAAGCGGATGGTCGAGAAGACCTCCGACCTGCGCGAAGCCTTCGGCCTGGTGCCGTTCGCCAACGCCATTGCGAGCATCAACAACGGCGGCACTTACAAGCCGATCAACGCCAAGGCCAGCACGCAGGACGGGCTGAATCCATCGTGCGTGATCCTGGACGAGATCCACGCGCACAAGGACCACGATCTGCTGAACGTGCTGGTGTCGGCAGCGGGCGCCCGGGCCAATGTCCTGTTCCTGTTCCTGACCACCGAGGGCTACGACAGCCCGGGGCCGTGGAGAGAAGAACGCGAGTTCGCCAAGAAGGTGCTGCGCGGCATCGTCGAGGCCGACCACTTCCTGGCCCTGTACTACGCCGTTGATGAAAAGGACGAAGACCTGGGCACGGAGGCCGACGACGACTTTGACGAGGAGGCGTACCACAAGGCCAACCCGCTGATGGAGGTGAACCCTCTCCTGCTGGGTGAGATCCGGAAAGCGGCCATTGAGGCGCGCGAGAAGCCCGGCACGCATGGCGAGTTCAAGATCAAGCGCCTGAACCGGCCTTCCTCAGTAGCTGGCGGCTGGGTGAATCTCACCAAGTGGCGCGAGTGTCGCGGGTTGGTGGACTTGGAGGCGCTGCGCGCGGTGCCATGCTGGGGCGGCCTGGACCTGTCCAGCACCAACGATCTGACCTCGTTCCGGTTGGTGTGGCGCCTGGAAGGCCACTTGCTCACCTACGGATGGCGCTGGGTGCCGCCGGCTGCCACACGCCGGCGCGTGGCGCGCGGGCTGGTGCCGTATCAGGCCTGGGTCGAAGGCGGCCACCTGATCGAGTGCGGCGACGAGGTGATCGACTACGCACCCATCGAGGCGAAGGTGCTGGAGGTGAAGGACACCTTCAACCTTGTCACGGTGGCATATGACAACTGGAATGCGGTGCAGTCCGCGCAACGCCTGAAGGCCGCCAATGTGCCCATGGAACTTTTTCGGCAGGGTCCGCAGAGCTACCACCCCGCGATGCAGGAGCTGGAGTTGCACTACTTGGCCGGAACCCTGGTGCATGGGAACGACCCGGTGTTGAACTGGAACGCCTCGAATCTGGTGGCGCGGGAGGATGCGAACCTGAACAAGGCGCCCGACAAGCGCAAGTCCACGGAAAAAATTGACGACATGGCCGCGCTGCTGATGGCGACGGGAGCCAGTCTCAACCATCAAGTGCAGGGCGGTTTGGATGACTTCCTGCGCAACACCGTGAAAGCACGCCGATGAAGAAAAAACCGAAAGTGCGGCGCGCTGGTATCCGGGCCGCGATCCGTGAGTGGCTGGGCATCACCCTGACCGATCAAGCCGGCGTGGCCGCCATCATCGGGCAGGAAAGCGCCGCGGGCGTCAAGGTCGATGCCAGCGCAGTGCTGAAGCTGTCCGCCGCCTGGGCGTGCGTGCGGCTGATCGCTGAGACGCTGGCCACGCTGCCCCTGTCGATGTTCGAGAAGACGCGCGACGGCAAGCGAGCGGCGCCGCAGCAC